CGGCAGGCTGGTGAAAGTAACCGTCCCGCCGGTGGTCGGCGCAGCGGTCACGTTCTGGAACTGTCCGCCGAAGATCACGGCAGGGGAGACCACGACGTTGAAGTTACCGGCCCCGCTCTGAGTTGCTACGGTCGTTACCACGAAATTGCGCAGCTTGTTGGAGCCGTACGCTTGGCGGTTCTGCGGGTTTACCGCGAAGGCGCCTGGAAATTGCAGCACATCCCCGACCTGGAGCGTGATGTTGTTAGCCGAGTTGTTAATGCTGATGGTAGAGGTCGCTGCCCAGCCCGTGGCAAGTCCCTGGTTGGCGCCATTGACGGTAACCGTGCTGGCACCGGTCAGGAAACCGAAGGTGTGGCTTACGATGTTCTGATCGTTGAACCAGTTCATGCCGCCCGAATCGCGCCCCATCAGGCCACGCATGTACTGCGAGCTGATCTTCTCCTGGGGCATGAAAAGGCCCTTCAGGGAATCGATGATTGTCGCTGACGTAAACGGCTCGATGATGCAAGAGCGCTCCCCGTCCCTGGGCGTGCCCTCTGCGTCCAGATAGGCCGCCGCGGTGAGGTAGGTCAGCAGCGCCGTCGGCGGGGTACCGGGGGTGCCAACAATGTTCGCGATGCCGTTGGCGGCCGTCGTAGTGCCCTGGAAATCGATTTTGTTGGCAATGGCGGCGATCTGCGGCTTCAGGACCCGATCACTGAACATATCCACGTTCAGCGCGAGTTCCTTGGTGCCGAACTGCGTATCCGTGTGGAACTGGGTCGTAAGAACCACAGGGATCGAGGTTTCGTTGAAATCCTCGATATTCAGGTTCGGGCCAGTGGTGCCGATCACCCTAACCGGGCGCCGTACGTTCACGGTGTCGCCGATCTTAGCGCCCACGACGGCATATTGGTCATCATAGTCTCGGTTCACGCACATCGTGAACGTGAGACTATTTTCCAATACCATCAACGCCTCGTTGGTGATCTTGGAAATCGTTAGCTCTGTATTAGCCATGTTGGCTCCGAAGTGGGGTGGACTCTCGGTCCCAACAACCCATGGGGGCCAGCACGATGTAAGCGCGATTTTCGGTCGCTACTCCGTCCGGTACGTCGCCCCGGATGGCGAACTAAGGAAAGCTTATATCAGTATGGCAAAAGTTATGTCAAATTACCTGATCTTGCCGGCCCGGCGCGCATTTCGGTACTCTGAATAGCTGCCGGTGACGTTCCCATCGGCATCAACGACGCCACCAGGTCCTACCGTTCCGGATTCGATCGGCTTGATCGGCTCCGGCGCCTCCTGGGCGCGGCGGATCGGCCTGACGGTCGGTAGCGGCACTTCTGGCGGGGCAATATTGGCCTTCTTGCCCCGAGTTTCCTGATCTGCCTCGATTCTGGCTTCGATCCGCCCCAGATACCGCAGTGCAGCAGGCGCCGGCATGGCATTAATCTTGCCGGTCTCATCGCGGTCCTTGGAAAAATAATAGTGCAGCTGCGGGCCGACTTCGGACTCGAACATGGCCTGCTGGATCCAGGGCTGCAGCGACAACGGCTCGCCCATGATCACATCGTCGAAATCCTCGATCTCCTTCTGGCACTTCTTGTAGCGCTGGTTCCATTCCGATGTCAGCCGCGCCTGGCGCTTCTCGTCCGCATCCTTCCTGTCGGCCTCGTCCTTCTTGCGGATCTTCTCCGCCGCGATCCATTCCCCATAGGCCTCGCCGTATTTCACCGGGTCGGAGAAGTCTTCAGGGCGTGGCTTCGAGTCCTTGGGGCGCTTGCTGGCCTCCAGCTCGCGCTCGGCCCTCTCCGCCCGCTCTATGGCCTCTGCGGCCTTCTTTTCAGCCTCCCGCCGCTTGTCGGTTATTTCCTTGATGCGATCATCGACGCTGCCGCCTTTCTTTTCCTCCACTTCGCCGGCAGGCTTGACCTCTGCGCCGGTCTTGACAGTCGCGTTGCCATCCTTGACCTCGGAAGCCGCCTTCGGCTGGGCTCCTTTTGGGGCCGGTTTTTCCATCTTCGCGGCCATGAATTCGGCTCGCGTCTCCCCGGTCACTACGCTGCCGGCCGTGCGTTCGTCAGGCATTTCCCGCTCCATTGGTTGCTGCTGCTTGCCGATCGAGCTCGGCTTCCTGCTGGTTGGCAATTTGCTCTACCGCGGCAAGGAACTTATCGTGGCCGTGCTGCTTGATCTGTTTCACGATCTCCTTGGCCGCGTTGACCTCCGCCACGCCCAGCGCCGCATGGGCCTTAGTATGCATGTCTGCCTGCTTGGTGGCATCGCGCATGCGTTCCCGATCCGTCTCGGCCTGCTCTTTGATGATCACACGATGCGTCTCTGCCATCTCGCGCTCGGCCGTGTCCTCTTTCTTAAGCTTGATCGTCATACCGGCCGCCTGAAGCTGCTGCCCGGCCTGCTGGAGCTGATTCTGCAGATTCTTGATCATCATCTGCGCGCGCGGCGGAATGTCGGACTTGTCATCGATCTGCGCGAGCGGGTTCGCAGCCGCCAGACGGTCTGCAATGATGTCAGCTCCCGGGAAGTCCATGTTCCGGATGAATAGATCACCTGCAACCTGCATGAGAGGATTGTTCGGCCCCGCAAGTAGCGGAGCCATGTTTTCGACAGCCTCCTGGCGTTTAGAGTTGTAGCCGGGGCCCGTTTCCATGACGACATCGTATTGTCCTATCGTCAGATCATTCTCTATCTTGCCCACTGCTGCCTGATCATCGTTGATAGTCACCAGATCTGGCTTGCCATCATCCCCTATGATCCGCAGCACGCGCCGCTTGCCGTAGTAGGCCGGCAGCCACGAAAGGGCGATCCGGCCGGTGTGCTTGATCGAGCGCGTCAGGTTGTCGTACAGGTGAAAACTCGACATATCGGACTGCTGCTGCTCGGCGTTAAGGGCTTTACCTGACATCGGGCCGTCCCGGCGCATGGCCGGGTCAAACATTCCCATGACTCGCTGCAAGGAATCGTGTGCGTTCTGGGAGGCAACTAGCCATCCCTGCGGCGGGGGCTCGGGCGCCTGCCGCTGCGGCATCGGGATCTCATTACCAGCCTCGTCGCGGTGCTTGTAGCGCAGCAGCGGATATGCGGTTACATTTGCGGCCTGCCATTCGTTCAGCGTATTGTTTACCGCTTCTTCCGGCGCTACCCACTTGGCCTTGGGTGCCAGTGCGACCGTCTCGATAATGGCCGTCTGCGTGAAGTTAAGGATCTGCTGTGGATCGCGTGCCATGCGGGTCATGCCGAACCGCTGCACCTTGCCATCGACCATCAGGTTGGCGCCGTATGTGGGCACCACCGGAATCCAGCGGCCTGGCAGGATCCGATGCTCTAGCACTTCGACCGCCGTCACCTTGTACCAGAATACGCGATGTCTCCAGCTCTCCCGGTCGCCCTTGACGCTGATGCCAGCCTTTTCCAGCACGGATGCATCCGGAATCTCATCGTGCCACCAGGATGAATCGTCCGACAGGTGAATGAGCTTGTGCTTTTCCTTGTTGATCTTGTAGAACTCGCCCCAGCGGATAGAATCCTTAGTGAGCCATTCTCCGGTCGTATCGCCCACCGCGCGTACACCGAAGCTTGTTTCCTGCGCGTCAGGGTAGATGATCCGGAAGTCTTCTTTCGGGATCAGTCCGGATATCAGACACTTGGTTTGATCTGATCCGTCGGCGGCATGACTGTAAGGATCGAAACTGACGGAAAAAGGGTTCCAGACTGGTTCGATCCTGATGTCCTGCTCGAAGCTGTCGTCATTGCAATAATCTGCGCGTAGGCGCCAATACCCCCAGCCCATGCGGACAGCGAACTCGACCGCATTGTCGTAGGCGTTGGCAGCATCTGATAGCTCCTCGATGTGGCGCATAACGCCAGTGATAATCTCGGCGATATTGGCATCGGCGCTCGAATTGACCCCATGCGCCTTGATTCTGGGTCGTTGCTGCCGGATCTGGTTCACGACCTGTCTTATATAAGAGTCAGTCTCATTGATCGTGAACATCGGGCGCTTTTCCAGGTGCCGCTGGTTCTGCATCTCTGGAGGCCACTGGGAGCCGTACGAGAAACGCAGATCCTCCAGCCCCATCTGGCGGTAGTGAGAACTGAAGTCTTCCGAGCGCCGGAAGAACTCGATCGCTTCTTCCGGGATCGTCACGGGATCAGATCCTTGACCTTGCGCAGGTAGGCGGCAATCTTTTCCAGAGAATCGGTGCGGCAGCCAGTCCCGTGGCGAATCGACCGCAGCGTGCTGTCTGAAAGACCTGTTTCGTTAGTCAACGATTTAGTGCGGAATACGCCGCACTGCAGCAGCACACGTATCTTTTGATGGTCCGACAGCTCACGCACGCCAAGAGAATCCGTCTTTGAAAACTCCGCCAACGGGCGGCAACTGGATGTGATCGATAATGCCGTAGTCCCAGTCCTGCGGCGCTGGACGAGAATATCCGGTAGGAACGCGCCAGAATACGAGCGGCGTCTTATAGCGCCGCGCTGTTTCGTAGATGATCTGGAATGGCGTCAGATAGTCCCACATCAGCCGTATTTCCTGCGGTTCTGAATGAGATGAACTGAATGTTCAACTTGCTCTAAACAATGCTCGCAAATATGCCCATTCCTCCATCGTTCTGTTTTTGACGGTTCTGGAATAGGCGTTTGCGCGTCTAAGATATACCTCTCTTCTTTAATTGTGCATTTGCACATATCGCATTCGATGTGGTATTCAACCATCAAGCTCATGGCTTGATCCAATCGACATTGGTCTTGGCCACCGTGCTGCCGTGACTCGTATGCGCCTTTGGCAGCCGTTGCGGAGGCTCGGTCGGAGCCCGCATCGTTTTGCGGATCAGCTCCTCCTCGGTCATCGGCCCCATCGGCGTATCGACCACGGGCCCGGCCGGCGCGTGCTTGGCAGCCTGTCGCGCTTTCATGCGTTCAGCCGCAGCCGCGCGGCGCTCTGGCGTCCAGCCGCCTTTCTTCTCCGGCTTCGCTTCTTTGGCAGGGCGGCCGCGTTTCTTGGGAGCGGGCTGAGTGAGCGACTCAGGTTGCCCGGGCACCGGGAGGGATCCGGTGTTATCCGCCCGCATGACCATTTCCTCTAGCCGCGCCAAGCGGGCTCGCAGCTCTTCGTTCTCGACTTCCATCGCGCTCTTGCGCTTGAGGCTGGCGTCGCGGCTCTCGGCCTCTGATACGAAAATCCCAAGCGTATCGACCAGCGTACGCTGCATGTTGAGCTTGCTCTGCTCGTGCTTGCAGTTGCCGCGTACCGACAGGCCGGTGGGCAAGTGCGTGATCTTCATGCCATACGGCATGATCGGAGAGTCGAAGTATTCAGATATGTTGATGTCGTCCAGATTCATATGTGTGCTTTCAGGGCCCTAGTTTGACATCCGCCTGGGCCGAGCCAATAAGCCCGAAGTTGGGAGAATTCATCGCCGCGCATTGCGGGCACTTTGGATCCAGTCCGGATCTTCCTTCCTGCGGCTCGCGCCGGAACCATTCGACCCACTTGGCCGTGCAGGCTTCGCATAGTTGTCGCGCAATCATCCTGCCCAGATCATACGCTGCGGTGGCAATTGCTTGGTCTTTTGCTCTTTGCGCTCTGCAACAATACCTGGGAATAGCTCGGACAGCGCCCAAATGGCCGCATCGGCCCGGTTGGGGCTTCCGGTGCCGGTGTAGCCAATCGTCGAGAAGCCAGCCAGCTCGTCCTCGAGGTCCCTGAAATATCCGACATGCCGCACCTTTCCAGCCTCGTAGAGCGCCGCAATCGGCTCGGCCCTCACCGCCTTGCCCCTGCTCGCCGTCACGGCCTTGTAGGCTATTTTGGCCTGTCCTTGGGCGCGCGCCGTCTGTATGACGTGCTGTACCATCGCGCCGCCGAAATTAGCCTCGCCCACCACAAGATCAGCCTGGTGCCGATCGTAGGCTGTAGCAGCAATGTTCCCCCAGAGCCTCGGACCTCCTTTAACCGTACAGTCCTCCAATACGTACGCGTTGCCGTCCACTCCAAGGCCAGCCACAACGATCCCGATCGCATCGTTAGCGACGTTATCGACATCTCCGGAACCGGAAGGATCCACACCAACGATGATCCGCTGTAGATCCGGAACACTCCCATCCAGCACACGCCATTTATCAATCGTTGCATCGTCAAATAGGGCGTCCGGATTGGCATCGGCGAACTCTCCGCGCATGAATCGCTTCTGGAATCTGGCCGGCAACGCCTCCAGCGTGCGCATGTAATCCGTGCCAAGATTTTCCACGTTGTCGGTCGGATTGATCTGCAAGCTGGCATAGTTCTGGCCGTCTCCGAGCGGAATCTTGGTGTCCGGATCGCGCTTCTCGATGAATAGCTTGTAGGTCCAGTGCGCCTTGCTGGGCGGATTCTCGTCCAGATACATCTTGCGCCGCAGCTCAGCGGGCTCAAGCCCCTTGGCATCGACCATGACCTTCTGCGCCAGGCGCGTCACCGCAATATCGCGCGAGGCTTTCGGTATCTGGCTGCACTCGTTAAGGAAGATCGTGGCGAACTCCATGCCCAGGATCTTTTCGGTGCGCTCCTTGTCGTCCAGGCCGCCGAACCATATCTCCGAGCCGTTGGGGAACCGGGCGACCCACTCGCGCTTGTCCACATCGTAGGGAATATCTGGATAGCACAGCCTCATGGTCTTCGGAAACGTGTCGGCAATGATCGAGGCCATGACAGCGTTGAAGCGGAATCGGAAGATCGCATGTCTCGAGCGCGATGCAGCCATCGAACGGAAACAGATTGCCCTCACGAATAGCAACGTCTTGCCAGACCTGGAGCCACCATACAGCAGGATATGCTGCGCTGCGCTGCCCAGCAGCTCGTTGGCCTGCTCCTGCTTTACGGTGAGCTTCATTGTTTCACGTGAAACATGCTCATAGCAGCTTCTTATCCGTCTCGACCGTCGTCATCTGGAATGGCTTCCCGTCTCGGTTGCCGACATCGACATTAGCAAGGCGTGGATGGATGTAAGGCGCAGCAGCCTTGGCCGCCTCGAACCGGATCGCGGGATTCTCGGCCGTGCGCATCAGGTCAAGCATGTAATCAAGCGGCGTCAGGCCAGATTCGGCGATAGCTTGCTCTCTGGCTGTGCTGGCCTTGTTCTTTGTGCCGCGCGCTCTGCCACCAGTTTTCCGTCCAAGAGCCATCTAGCTTTCGTCTACTTGCGACGCTTCTTGTCTACTCCTTTGATTTTGCCAGAATTACGACTTGCGTAAAATACTTCTTTTGCTTTCTTTGCGCTAGAATAAGTCTTCTCCATGTTTCCCAAAATTTTTTGGCCCTTTCTGGTGAGCGGCATATGTTATCCATGACTCAAGGAAAGCATCTTCCAAGAGTAGAGATATTTTGCTTCCAATGCGGGAAAAAATTTAGCCGCATCGGTTCTGATACGGATCGTAGGCATTGTTCTTTTGCATGTGCAAAGGAGACAAATAAAGCCGCCCCACCAAGGAAGTTCAACTGCGAATACTGCGGAAAAGAAGCATTCGCGATTCATAAACTTGATCAAAGATTCTGCTCTCGCTCGTGCGGACGACGTTCTTACAATATCAATCAAAAACTTAAACTAAGAGCTAACGGATATTTGCTAGCATATCGAGAGGCAAAAGCAAATCTCTTGCAACAATTTATGGCATGCCAGAGATGTGGATGGAACACAATTACAGCAGTCTTGGAACTTCATTACATCGATCGAAATAGGGGCAATAATCATATTTCCAATCTAGCCCTTTTATGTCCTAATTGCCACGCAATAGAACATTTTGAAGCGGGGGATGGACAATTCAAAAATAATCTAGGACGTATTACTTAGTACTCAATCACCCCACATACATCCTGCCAGGAAAGCACCAGAAGCCGCTCAGTGCCTACGCCAGGCCATTCCGGATATTCGAACTCGCCGAACAGGATTCGATCGCCTGCGGCCAGTTCTGGCACGATCTGGACGCCTTTTCGGCTCACCTTTCCGGGCCCTACTGCGACAACGGTGCCTGTGCGGCCCAATTGTTCGCGCGATCCGGCGTGGTTTGTGCCGGTCCCGGCTGTCCTGGCATTTACCACAATCTTAGTAGAGGTAATGTGGCTTGCGATTGGATCGGGACGAACCAGGATATGATCGCGGCGCGGGCGCATCTTACTTAAGCTCTTTGCAGTGCGCCTTGACCCATTCGATCGGTGCACAGACGCGGCCGAACTGTTCGACGAATGGCTCCTGCAGTTTTCCAGCGCTGTCATACATCGTGGCTTCAGGGCCAGCTTGATACTTAGTGCCGACGAATTCCCAGATCGATGTATCGGTCGAGATTTCGTATTGCTTGATAGCCAGGCGCCCGGAATTACAGGCGATCGTGACCATCTCGTTCTGGGCCCAGGACAAGCGCCCCTTGGCGCTATCGGCCGCGCATTCCTGCTCGTACGCCAGATCCAGAGCCATCTCTAGCATCTGCCAGGTCGGATGCTCGTATCCCTGCTTTTCAAATGCCGCCGCGAGTTTGCCGGCTTTGGAATGCCAGACGAATCCCTTCATCGCCGGCATGGTTCAGCCCTTGTGGGTAAATCCGAGCTTGTGCCGTTGATGCTTGTAGACGACCGAGTCATTCTTTCCATGGTTGAACTCCCCAACGCGACCATCCGGTCTGCCAGCATGTGAGTCACTGCGCTGGCCTAGATCATCGGCCTTCCCCATACCGACGCCACCGGCCATTTTCGCCTTGCGCTCTCCGCCGGAATCAGAAGCTTTGGCGTTGGCCGGATACTTCTCGCGCGTGTAGCCCTCGGTGCCTTTCTGGCTGTCGGCCACCGGCACCGCGACCTTGCGCTGGCCGCGATCGGCAGCGGCAGCGCCTTTCGGCTCGCGCTCTCCGGTCTCTCCCTTGGTGCCGTAATCAGTGCGCGCCTGCTGCATCTTGGCCATGTTGGCTCCCGAAGTTCGCGGATAGCGTAATCCGTCCTGCCGCTAGAGTCAAACCTAACGAGCGGGCACCGGACCGCTAACGCCATGTCGCCTTACGGCGTGCGCTGCTGCGCGAAGGGTGCCCGCTTTCTATCATGCTTGTTTCATCAATTCGATCAGCTTGTCAGCCATCCTAGAATAAGCCTTTGCCCTTGCGGAGACGTAGGCGTAGGCGGCGGCGTCGGCGGCGGCGGCGGCGGCGACGGCGGCGGCGACGGCGTAGGCGGCGGCGTCGGCGGCGGCGTCGTAGGAGGCGGAGACGTAGGCGGCGGCGGCGACGGCGGCGGCGA